GTCATGGTAGAAAGCCTTGCCATCAGGCGTCATCTCCAGACGTTTGCCATCAAGTACAAAATCCTCGGCCAGATAAGCTGTGGCGTTGATCTTGCGTTCCAGTGTTTCAAATGTTGAACCTTGTTTCATTTCATCCTCACAGGGTCAGTGGTGGGGTGCTGTTTCTTCATCTGGATGTGGCGCACCCCTAAACCTCATCCGACTAAGCTGGTATCTGGGTAAGTCTCACTACACCAATCGTGTGGCTACCAGCGGCGCACGAATTAGTCCAAAAGACACAGGTTGATTTTCTCCCGCTGTTTCAATTCTGTTCCAATCATCGTGACCTCATGCTCGGCCATCTCCCAAACGGTGAACTCGAATATGCCGTGATCATAACCGTTTGTTGGATCAAGCGTTCTGATGAACTTGACAGCGCTTTGGAATGTTTCAAACCTCAACCAGCGGTCACGATGAAGTGCGCTATATTCAAATTCACCATTTGGCTGACGGTGAGTCACACAGCAATCGTCGCTGTTGTAGGGGCCAAAAGCCCCCACATGGTAGTAGGTGTTGATCAGTGCGCCGACTTTGCGATCATCTGAAAGAAATTGCATCATGACCTCCATTACGCCGAATGATAAAGAGCATACTCAGCATCCTCATGCGCCTTGTCAGCAGGATGCATCTGGTTCTCGAAATAATTGGCAACGTCACGCTCGACTTCCGCCTCCCAAATCGCCTCTGCCTCGGCCTCGCGACGAGCCTCCTCCTCAGTCATGTGGTAAGGATCATAGGTGGCATGACCAAGTTCAAACACTGCGCGAGCATTACCAAGGCACTCTTTGATGTCGTCACCAGCAACAGTCTCCTGACCTTTGGTCTGAGTTTTGACAGTGGCAACTGGGCCTTCACCCTCAAAATCTGTCATCACGCCGATGACGATGCCGTCAGCGTATAAATCCCAAGCCGGAAAATTAGGGGCAACGCGCTTAGCGATCATGTCGATGGTCTGGTTCATTTTGTCATCCTCATAGTTATGGGCAGGTTCTTTGAAGAACCCTTAACCTTGTTATCGGTCTTTTTTCTGGGAAAGAAAAGGGTTTTTTTCCTGAAAACGAAATTTTTTTTTCAGACAACAAAAAAGGGTGGCAACAATCTTTTATTGATCATTGCCACCCAGCCTATGTAGGATGAGGCCACAGTATCTTGCCCAAAACAGGGCAAGTCAAGTATAATCACCTAGCCAGATGGCTATGAAAAGAGGTGTCAAATGGATGTCCAACTGCTCAGCCCTTATGACTTGCTCCCATACGAGCGGAACCCAAGAAACAACGATGAGACTGTAGGCACTGTCGCCAAGTCAATTCAGGAGTTTGGTTTTCGCCAGCCCATTGTGGTTGATGAGGACAACATCATTCTTGCGGGTCATACGCGCCACCTAGCGGCCCTAGAGCTTGAGTTGGACAAAGTGCCAGTGCATATCGCAAAGGGGCTAGATGAGGCTCAGAAGCGGTCTTTCAGGATCATGGACAACAAGTCTGCCGAAATGTCCACTTGGGACAGGGATATGCTGAAGGCAGAGCTGTCTGAGATTGCCAACTTTGATTTTGACATGACCCTGACCGGCTTCACGCTGGATGAAATCGCCAAGATTGGTGGCGGCGGCATGATGGAGTTTGCCACCGAGGTAGAGGACACTGGCCCTGTTGAGGAGTTGCTTGGCGATTACGAGATTGCCAATGTCAGAATGGTACACCTTTATATGAACACCGAGACTGAGCCTAAGTTTCGTATGATGTGTGATGCGGTTCAAGAAAAGATTGGCACAGAGAACATGACAGATACGGTGTTCAAGCTCGTTGAGGACGCCTATGCGAAGATTTGAGGTCAAGGAAAAGTGCAGTTTTGATGAGTTTGCCGAGCGGTCTGGCACTTTCATAGATGACAGCGAGATAGATCATATCATTGACTATGACTGTGACGCCTATGATCCAGACGGCAACCCACTGTTTTTTTTCAGAAAGAACGCGCTTGACCCGAAGCTGTGCAAAACAGCATATCACTCGCTGAGAAAAGCGGCGGCTATCACAAACAACAGGGGCGATGCGGCGGGGTATTTCAACCCAGACCAAGACCCAAATTTCAATTACAGTGGACACATAGGCCGCACAGGTCAGCGGAGCAAGGCGTTTCATCGGATCAAGCGAGATGGAACCGTATCTAAGACCACCAGCGCAAAGAGTGTGGAAAGCGGCATCGTTGGCTACTTTGACCGCAACGTGCGTATGCCCTACTGCCGCCTGACGGCTTGGACGCAAAATAACTTTGACCAGTTTCGTCAGGCCATGCCCTACATCCGCAACATCTCAGATGAGTTCCGCAACGCTTGCCCAGAGCGGTGGGCCGCTCAAAAAGAGGTGTGGGATGACACCCATGACGATTTCAAGATCAAGGACACAGTGTTCACTACGGTGACGGTGAACCGTAATTTCCGCACAGCCATTCATTGTGACGCCGGTGATTTCAAGGGTGGTCTGGGCAACATTGCAGTCCTGCAAGCTGGCGAGTTTACTGGCGGTCAGACTTGCTTGCCCCGCTACGGCGTAGGGTTTGACGTCAGAAACACTGATGTGTGTTTCTTCAATGTGCATGAGTGGCACGGCAATCTTGAGTTTCATGCCAAGAAGCCCTTTGAGCGTATCAGCATCGTCTGTTATTACCGCGAGAACATGATGGCTTGTAAGTCTGCTCAAGAGGAGCTTGAGATAGTCAAAAACCGCAAAGACATGGCGGGGTTAAACGCAATGGAGGGTTAGGTGACAAACGTCACGAGTGAATACATCTTAGGCAACTGCCTAGATAACCTAGCAACAGACCAATATGATTACTTTTTCAGCGGCACACCCTGCTATGAAGATTTGGAGGTGTTTGGCGTTGATAAGAA